TCATAATTCACTGACTAACCATTGGTCGGCCTCGTCAAACATCTCTTCAACTAAACGATTAAGTACCGATTTTTCTTGTTTGCTGGCATCGGTATTTATGCCGTTAGCTTGCATCGGCTTGACCTTAACTTCCGCATTAGGGAAGACCTGATGCACGCGTTTGGTCAACTCTGCTTTAATCAGTTCATTAGCATTTGTCAGGCCGGCGACATTTCGTTTGTCATAAATTAATTCAACTCGCATCGCTTTTTTCCTAAGATTTTCCCATGTAAAATACTGTGTTAATATACAGTTATATTGGATGCGAGACAATAATATTTTAGCTATTTTAGCGGGGAACAGGCGAATAGGCTGTTTTTTTGATGATTTAGTTATATTTAAAATAACCGCCAGTGATTTATTGACTAATCACTGGCGGTTATTTTTTGTTTAATGTCTTAACTGATTGTTTATACAAATGATTTAGATTTTTTACTGGAGTCGTAAAACGATAAGGATAGCTGTATTGGGTTAATCTATCTCTAACCAGCGCGCATCGACCACCACGCCGAGTATCTTGCAGTTACCATTGAGTTCAATTAATCGGTAGGCGGGATTCAAGGGTTTCAAGTACTTAACCCCGGCATCGACAATTAATTTCTTGAATGTGGCTTCGTTATCATCAGTGAGTTTGGCGACCACAAAATTACCTGGCATCGGTTCTTTTTCCGGATCGACGAGAATAATCATGCCTTCGGGAAAACTGATACCTGACGGCGAGGTCATTGAATCGCCTTTTACACTCAACCAAAATGCATTGTCATGCGCATTCTTGGTCGACTCCGGCCAAATTTCAATATCGCGCAAGGTATAGGGCTCTATTGCTTCATACCAGTTGCCCGCACTGATCCAACTGATGAGTGGATAACTGTTGGCGACGGATCCGGCCGGTTTATCATTTAGCCCGCTACGGGTAGAGATAGACAAACTTTCAGCCATCTTTGCCAACTCCTTTGCCAATGAAGGACTAAAGCTGCTGATGGGTTCATTCAGCACTTTGGCAAAAGCAGCGGCATTGGTCACATTGAGCGGATTTATACCGTTCAGGAATTGGTTAACCGCACTTTGGCCGACGCCTAATTCATGCGCAACAGACTCCTGGGATATACCCAGTGCTTTTTTCTTGGCATTAAACAGCTCTTTCAGCCGCTTAGCGTCGTCTAACTGTTCTGGCGTCAATGGCTTCTTTTTCATGAGTCAATTTTATTACCGTTAGCAATAATATCCAATCACCTGCGGTATTGACTATAAAATCACTTGCGGTAATAATCAATCAAAATATATAAGAGAAACGCATGGAATCGCACCTGCAACACGTACTCTTGGTCGTGTCATCAGCCTTCGTGCCGTGAGTTGCTCTGGTTATCACAAGAAGACGGCAGCCAGGTGTTTCGGGGCTTCCGTTGCTGAACAATCGATAGGTTGAGGTGTCATCCTGTGGCCCCGCCTTTTGTGGAGTAGCTATATATGAGTTCAATCAACGGCCCAAAAGGCATAAGCCATAGTCAGAAGATGCCCGGCATGAGAGACATTCAATTAGTATTAGCACGCTGGGGGGTATGGGCGAGATATAGCTCGGGGTTGGATTACTCATCGATTGCCGCGGGTTTCAAAGGACTCCTACCTGATACGTCTAAAAGTAAAGCATCATGTTGCGACGATGATGGCTTAGTGGTGGATGGTTGTGTGGCCCGATTAAAACAATACCGACCAGATGAATATGAATTGATTATTCGTCATTATGTCCTCAATCAATCAAAGCGAGCCATTGCACGCCAGCAAAAAAGAGATGAAAAGTTAGTGAGAATTAATATGCAAATGGCCGAAGGCTTTGTTGATGGTTGCTTGGCTATGTTGAATATAAAATTAGAAATGGACCCATTAATTGAAAATTTACATATTTATGAAAAAACATTAACGCGGTCCGCAAAAAGTGTATTAGTCTGATATTACTGGTTGGTTTGTTACGCAAGAATAATATTTTAAGACCCCGCTTAGACGGGGTTTTTCTTTTCATAATCCCAACGTTTAGAGTTAATAAATAAATTTAAAATTTTAATAAAAAGCATTAACGCGGTCCGCAAAAAATGTATTAGTCTGATATTACTGGTTAGTTACATACTGATTAAAAACAGGAAAGCCCCACAATGTTGGGGCTTTCCTGTTTCTGTTGGCAATACACGCCAGTGTATCTGAGTAGGAGGTAATAAATGAATGAACAAAGCCAACTGCCCTATTGGTGGACAGGATCACTGGCACTATTTTCAGCTCTGAGCTTACAGGATTACATCTTTATTCTCGGTACAGTGATTAGCGTGATATTCACGATTAAAACTTATTACGTCAATTTACATGAGAAGGCCGAAATAATTAAAGAGGAGCAGCGTCGAACTGAGATATTACGAGATTTTTTACGTAATAAAACAATAGAAAATATTCCGGCTGCCATTGCGGTATGCAATGACGCATTGCACAAGATGGAGAGCTGATATGACGCCCACGTTACGTAACAAAGTGTTGGGCGCTGCTGCTGGAGGGGCTATTGCGATTGCTGGTGCATTACTTGGTGGGCATGGCGGCGTCGAGGGCCGTGAATATCGTGCTTATTATGATGTCGCAGGTGTTCTGACGGTATGTGATGGTCACACTGGCAGCGACATTATTCGCCATAAGCAATATAGCGATCAGGAGTGTGATGCACTGCTACAGCAGGACTTACTGCCTATAAAGGCACGGGTTGATCGTGCCGTACAGGTCCCGGTAGGGGATTACACTCGCGCAGCACTCTATTCCTTTACCTACAACATCGGGCAGACCGCATTTATCAACTCAACTTTATTAAAGAAATTGAATAGTGGCGATATAGCAGCTGCGTGTGACGAATTGCGGCGCTGGATTATGGCGGGTGGTAAACGGTGGCAAGGCTTGATTAATCGGCGCGAGATTGAACGCGAGCTGTGCATGATGCCAGCGCCGGTTGTAAAGAAAGTCGCGGAGGATAAATGAAGAGGCGAATGATCAGCATGGTGTTGCTGTTGTTCTTGCTACTTGGCCTTACGGCCAATACTTACCGGCTTAGCACCAGGCAAAAGCAAGAACATGCCCAGTTACAGGCGGAACTGCTGGTGAATCAAACCTTGGGTAACATCATTGATGCCTACCAGTTAAACGACGCAGCCAATCGAGCGGCTACCCTCCGACAGTTAGAAAGCGAAAGGGCGTTACGACATGAAACAGAGGATCGCCTCAAGCGCTTTGCGGCTGCGGCAGCAACTGACAACTGTGCTGTTAGTCGCATGCCTGAGTCTGGCATTAGTATCTTGCGCGAATGAACCGCGTGCTCTGTTAGTCAATTCCCCGCAGTTATTGCCGCCAGAGTCGGCGATGACTGAATGTGAAATTCCACAGTTTACCGGATCAACATGGGGTGACAGCGCCTTATATGCCCTGAACCTCAAACGGGAGTTACTCATCTGCAAAGGGCGGTTAGATGAAGTCATTCATTGGCGTAATACCCTCCACCCTTGAGGTATTCGTTCTATTCCATTACTCGCCCTTAGTGGTCGACCGCGTTTATCCCCCTAACGGGGCAACTATTCATCAGGAGAATAATCATGGCAGGTATTGATGTCGGAATAGGTATTTTTTATCGGGTGAAATCATGAATGCAGCGCAAATCAGGCAACTGGCAGCCGCAGCGCTAGTCGGGAAAACCGATGCTGAAGATCGGATCTATTCAACTGACGCATGGCCAGTAACCACTTATCCAGCCATTTTGTTACAGACACCGGAGGAAGTTAAAGAGTCCATTGGCCGTAATGCGCCACAGTTCAAGACCATGACAACCTTGCGAATCAGTGGGCATATCCAACTCAGTGAGGCGGAAAGTCGGGTCACGGAAGCTGCATCTGCACTGGAGCGTTTGTGTGAGCAAATTCAACGCGCGGTGATTAACAGCTATGAGCTAACCCGACAGATTCAGCAATTTGCCAAAGTGCGCACCACCATGGGCATCGACACCAGCAGTGAGCAGCACTTTGCTGAAGTTAAAGTGGAGTTGGATCTTGAGTATTACCAAGGGCCGGAAGATTTCTTCCCGCATGAAACCACCCCATTAGAGGGCATCGACATCACTATTGATATGCCCGATGGTGCCACGGATCCCCTGATCGCCATTACCTTCCTGGAGTAACCCTATGTTCGTGAAACCGATGGCCGGTCGCGCGGTGCGTGACCCGGTCAAGGGCACCCTTTTGCCTGAATCCGGCACCGAGGTTCCTGATAACACATTTTGGCGTCGTCGAATTCAAGACGGCGATGTGATGCAGATAGCCGCTAAATCAGTGATATCTGCATTTGAAGTATCAACAACGGAGAGTACAACACTATGACCATTCCTTTCACTAATATCCCAAGCAATTTACGCACGCCTTTGTTCTTTGCGGAATTTGATAATTCCCAGGCTAATACGGCGAGTACCACCCAACGGACATTGATTATCGGGCAAGCATTGCCAGAAAGTAGCTTGCCTGCCAATGTGCCATTACTGGTTTCATCAACGGCAACGGTGGCCGGTTTAGCGGGGGCCGGTTCGATGCTGCATGGGCAAATGGCTGCTTATTTGGCAAACGACACTGCCGGTGAGGTTTATCTTCTGCCGCTGAGTGACACTGATGCCATGGTGGCCGCTACGGGTAAAATCACCGTCACCACACCAGCCTCGGCGACTGGGGTTATTTCACTGTACATCGGCGGTATTCGGGTACAAACCACCGTGGTTGCGACGGATGACGCGAATGCTGTTGCCACCGCACTGGCCGCGGCCATTGAGGGTAAACCCGAATTGCCCGTGACGGTTGTTCATACTGAAAGTGTGGCGGCGGAAGATGGCATCATTGTCCTGACGGCGAAAAATAAAGGTGCACATGGCAATAATATTGACTTGCGCTTGAACTATTTAGGCAGTGCCGGTGGGGAAGTGACGCCAGACAGCTTAGTTCTAACGATTACCCCGATGGCAGGTGGCGCAGGTACTCCTGAGTTGGCTGGTGGATTGGCGAATTTGCAGGATCGCACCTTCGATTTCATTATCAATCCTTATACCGATACGACGTCGTTGGATGCTATCAAAGCTTTCCTTTCCGATAGCACCGGGCGTTGGAGCTACAGCCAACAGTTGTATGGGCACAGTTTTGCCGCACAATCGGGCACTTATGGCCAACTGACCGCTGCCGGAGAGCTACGTAATGACCAGCATGCTTCACTGCTGGGTATGCATAACTCACCGACTCCGGCTTACATCTGGTCAGCAGCTTATGTGGGGGCAATCGCTCAGAGTCTACGCAATGATCCCGGTCGTCCACTGCAAACGCTGACTGTCAGTGGGGTGTTAGCACCGCCGTTGTCTAGCCGTTTCACACTGACGGAACGTAATAACCTGCTGCACAGCGGTATTTCCACCGTGACCGTGGCGGATGACGGTACGGTTCAAGTGGAAAATATCATCACGACCTATCAGACCAATAAATACGGTGCTGAAGATGATAGTTACCTACAAATCGAAACCTTGTTCTTGTTGATGTTTGTCACCCGCTACCTGCGTACACAAGTGACGTCCAAGTTTGCTCGGATGAAGTTAGCTGCAGATGGCACCCGTTTCGCTGCCGGTTCGGCGATTATTACTCCAAATGTTATTCGTGCTGAGTTGATTGCCCAGTATCAGACTTTGGAATTTAACGGCTATGTGCAGGATGCCAAAGGCTTCGCCCGTGGGCTGATTGTTGAGAAGAACGCCAGCAACCCAAATCGCGTCGATGTGCTGTGGACAGGGGTGCTGATTAATCAGCTACGTATCTTTGCGGTACTCAATCAATTCCGTCTGCAAGCGGCTGTTTAACTCTTAACTTTTTAAAAATAAAAGGAAATAAATTATGAGCGATTCTTCAAACCGCCTGGCGGGCACTGCTTATGTCACTGTTGATGGCATTACTATCATGGTCGCTGGCCAGTTCAAATACAGCCCGTCAAAAGTCAAACGTGAAACCGTAATGGGGATGGACGGTATTCACGGCTATAAAGAAACCGTGGTTGCACCGTCAATTTCTTGCACCATCCGCGATAGTGGCGGTGTTTCCATCAGTGACTTCAATGACCAAACCAACGTCAATATCGTGTGTGAATTGGCAAATGGCAAAACCATTATCGGTAGCGGTATGTGGTCAGTGAGTACTTTGGTGGTGGACAGTACCGAGGGCACGGTTGATGTCAGTTGGGAAGGCGGTTCGGTGACGGAGAACTGATATGGCTGAATTGGAGCGCAGTAAAACCATTTCGCTGGTTAAACCCATTTCGCATGAGGCGACCAAGACCACTTATGAGGTGATCGAACTTTGCGAGCCAACTCTATTGCAAGTGCAGCAATTTTACGATGAGCAAACCAAGACCGGCTCGCTTAGCGGCATGGGATTGCTGATCGCATTAGTGTCTGGGGTGCCGCGTGAGGCCATCAAAAAAATGGCTTTCACCGACTACAAAACTTGCGAGGTCTACATGATGGGTTTTTTAGCCTACTCCCCAATGGGGGACGATGGCGCGAAATAGTCGCTGACGTCACTTACTACTATAGCTGGGGGCCAGGCGATGCCTGGTCCCTGACCTACAGCAAATTAATGTGGTGGTGCCAGCAGGCCGAGCGGATTAATAAAATTAAGGCTGGCAAAAATGGCTAATAAATTTGATTTTGAATTAACCACTAATGCTCAGATAACTGAGTCAGTTAAGCGTATGAATAAGGCAGTAAAAGAATTAGTGCCTCAATTTTATGAGCTACGTAAAAGTGTCGTGGCGGTTGAACAGGTCATTCCTCTACCAATTAAGGAGATCGAAAAACGTCTTGAAAAATATAATAAGAGTGTAAAAAGCAATGCTGTTAGTGCAGGTTTAGAGAGCCAAGAAGATAAAACCTCAGATAGAGTGAAAAGTATTTATAAATTAACTAGACGAGCTAATCTTATTTATACAGCCAGCGCTGAGGTTGCCAGTGGATTAAATAGAGCGGCTGAGCAGGCCCATACTGTAAATACAGCAGCTCGAAATGTCAGTGCGCCTATTAGCCAATTTAGCCAGGTTAGTGGTGCTATGCGCATTCGCAGTGCTGAGGAAAATGCTTCAATCAAATCGACTGAGCAACTCTATAGTAAGTTGAATGATATGCTTTGGGGGCATAATGAGCAGGGGTTAGCTCAGCTACGTAACTTCGGTTTTGATATTATCAGTAATAAAAATGGCACAGCGGACGTTCCTGCAACTATGGTTAACATTGCCAGTGGTTTTTTACAAATGGATCCCAAAGCACAAAGCATACTGATTAGCACTCTTGGCTTGGACAGTAATGCTATTGAGTTATTACGAGAGGGGGTACGTCTAAAAGACTTACTGGCTAAATCGACTAGATTTGGGTTAATGATTGATCCTGAACTCAATACACAGTTAACGGAATTAGACCGCAAAACTAATGAGTTAAGTGTGGCTTGGGATGGGTTGAAAGATAAAGTATCCAATAAATTATATGGCATTCTAGTTTCCGATGGCTCTATAGCTGATGGTATAGGAGGAGTCACTGATTTGATGACGTACGGTCTAGATAGCTTCGCTATTATGCGAACCCTTGGGGGAATCAGTGGCGAAGAATCCGATAAAATGCGTTCGGCATATAATGATGCGGATTTTTATCGACAGCTAAATCGATATGAAAAAGAAATGCTTAAGCTTGGTTTGATGACTGATGGTTTTCGCAAAAAGTACCAAGGTTATTCTGAGTTCAAAAGTGCCGAGCCATTAGTCTACAAAGAAGTTATTACAAATGCTATTCCTGGACTTACATCATCTCCACCTGAACCTAATCCATTGACGGATATATTTAATCTGGGGAACAAATCTAATTCTGATAACAATACATTTGATCTGGAAACTGAAAATACTTGGAATAATAACCGAGTCCGTGATCTTACAGTATCGGATCCTTACTCCCTTGAACCATCAATTACTATTTCACCCGATGGTAACTTAGTCACTAGCTCTGAAAATATATCACCCAACGACAATATCGTCAGCAACACTGCCAATATATCGCCTATTTATTCTGAGTCGGTGAGCGGCTTTAATGCCGGTGATATTACCGATGTTATTGCGACTGCTATGCAAAATAACCGAGTGCAGATCGAACTGACATTAATCGACAGCCGAACCGGGGAATCTTCAGTGTTATTGGGGCAGGGGGGCGGGCGGATTAGCTACGCCATGGCCATGCCAATGTAATTGCGTGAATTATGTCATTTCGACTCTATAAAAACCCGCTTCGGCGGGTTTTTAACTTTCTATCGTAAGAATCCTAAACAGGAGAATGCCATGTCACTCATCGGCAATACCTTATCAGCGCTATTAGGCGGCGGTGACAACAGTTGGCAATGGTCGGAACATCTGCATCAAGCTTCATTTCGTGGTGTTCCTTTTGTCATTGATAAAAGCACTGGCACCTTTGGCCGCCGTCAGGCAGTACACAGCTACCCTTATCGTGATATCAGTTATATCGAGGATCTGGGGCGCAATGCCAGAAGTATGACTCTGGACGGTTTTCTGGTGCAAAACAGCCAGATTTATACCGCACCAGATGTAATGACTCAGCGTGACTCATTGATCGCCGCCTGTGAAATGCCGGGGTCAGGAACCTTAGTGCACCCGACTCTTGGTGAAATGACAGTCAGTGTGAGTGAATTGAAAATTAATGAAAGTACCGCCGGTGGGCGGATATTTTCATTCACCTTAACGGCGCATGAATCTGGTTTACGTGCCTTTGCCATCACCGGTGCGACTGAAATGAGTGCATCAATTCAATCTTCCTGGCTAGGTTTGAGTGCAAAAGCTGTCGCGGGTTTTATCGCTACAGTGAAAGGGGAAATGCGCTCTACGACTCAGGCGCTAAAAACACTGAAAAGCACGGCGGCGTTTTGGGCGCGCATGGTCACGAATACCGCCAATGAAGCCAGTAATCTGGGGAATGCACTGCGCTCAACTTTTGGTCGCAAGCGCTATGGCCGCTACAACCACGGCACGGTAGGCGGCAGCAGTTCGGGGGCCACAGAGGTCGTCAATCTGGAAAGTGATACTACAGATCTGGCACTTTTGGTGTCGCAGCGGTTGGCATTAACAGTTGAGGGGCGAGCGGCTGTCGATACAGCGGTAAATGAACTGCTCGAGGTAAACAGCATTGATGCTCATGCCGACAAGATGTTGGCGCTGGTCAATACACTGCAAAGTAGCGGCGTCAGTATCTTAGATGTTATTCGCATGATGGAAAATCTGGCGATAACTCAAGACGATATATTTCGTGCCAATGATAACGATGTCGCGGTTGCTGACGCCAGCCAGCATTTAATGACGACATTATGCACGGGCGCCATGGTCCATGCCGCGTCGCAATATCAGCCGGAAAGTTATGATGATGCTATCGATATTTTAGCGCGAGTGTGTGGGGTCATCGACAGCAGAGCTCTGGCTGCCGCCGACAGTGGCAATGATGAAACCTATGGTGCATTGATGCTGATGCGGGAATCTATTGTGCTGAAATTACAGCAAGCTGGCGCAAATTTATCGCGTGTTGGTGAGGTGAATTTTAGCCGCTCACAACCCGCCTTAATGTTGGCAAATCGTCTGTATCAGGATGCCTCGCGCACCGATGCCTTGGTGAAAATGGCCAACCCGGTTCACCCGGCATTTATGCCGATCCGCTTTAAGGCATTGAACTTATGAGTGATAAACGAATAAACGATGATCTAACACTCGAGGTGGGCGGCCGGGCAATCACCGGCTGGAGTAAAATTCAGGTTACCCGAGGCATTGAAAAGTTACCCAGCAGCTTTGAGCTGTCATTGATGGACCGCTATCCCGGCAGTGAAGGGCAGCAATGGATAAATCCCGGTGATCCCTGTGTGGTTAAACTGGGTAATGATGCCGTCTTGACTGGCTATATCGACAGTTGGGATAGCACCATCACAGCCACCCGCCGCGAGGTTACAGCTAAAGGACGCAGCAAATGCCAAGATTTGGTGGATTGCTCCGCTGAATGGCCCAATAGCGTAATCAGTCAGTCTACGGTATTGCAAATTGCACAAAAACTGGCCGAGCCATATGGCATTAAGGTGACATCAGACATTAACGACATGGTCGTGGTGCCGAAATTCACCCTTAACTGGGGGGAAACCGCACAGGCGGTTATTGAGCACGTCACCCGCTGGGCAGCACTGCTCTATTACGACCAACCCGATGGCAACTTATACCTCACAAGGGTTGGCACGCGCCAAGCTGCCAGCGGCGTGGAGCAGGGAGTCAATATCTTGAGTGCCAATCTGCATACGGATATCAATCAGCGTTTTATTGACTATACCGGTGTCGCCCTTTCCAGCAATACAGTCGCTCGCCGTTCTGCTCCGGGCGGCAATAATACCTCGGTTCTGGTGAAAATTCAGGATACGCAACTGGCTGAACAATTTCCGGCTCGCCACCGAAACAAGATAATTATCGTCGAAAATACCCTTAACTCACCAAACTTAGTCAGGAACAGCCTTGATTGGAGCATGAATCGTAATAATGGTCGTTCCAAAGCCCTCAAGGTACAAGTTGATAACTGGCGTGATCGCGAACAGCAGCTATGGCAAACCAACTCGTTGATTCCTATCGCTATCCCGTCCTTGGGGCTGAAAGATGAATTGTGGCTGCTATCGGAGGTGGTTTATCAGAAAGATGCCAGCGGAACGGTGGCGACCATGACGCTGATGCCTCCTGAGGCCTTCGCAGTTCAAACCTATAAAATTAAATGAAACCGGGGGTTATATGCACGACGTAAGTGGGCAAATCTCAACCTTGTACCGGCAGATAAAAATGCTACTGGGGCTCGGGCGGGCAACAGCTTTCGATGACAGTGACGGGGTACAAACCGTGCAATATCAGACATCGTTGGAAGTTCACAGCGACACGCCACGGTTAGCTGAGTTTGGTTTTTCGTCAGGATTACCGGCGGGCAGTGATGTGGTGATAGGGTTTCTGGGGGGTGATCGCTCCAGCGGCATGATCATTGCATCTAACCATCCGTCTTTTCGCCATAAAGAATTAAATCCAGGGGAAACAGTGATTTACTCCCAATGGGGGCAATTTATCAAATTGACCGAAAGTGGGGTGATCATTGAGGCCAATAACCAGCCAGTGACGGTAAATACTGCCACCGAGGTGACCGTCAATGCATCGGTAAAAGTACGGTTAAACACCCCGCTACTGGAGGTCAGCGGCGATATTATGGATAACGCCGACAGCAATGCGACGACGCTAAAAACCTTACGTGATACCTACAACAGTCACAATCATCAACTCAAAAATGTACAGTCGGGTAGTGCAACACTCACCAGTGAGACACCCGCTAAGGTGGTGCAATGACAACAGATATTAAAACAGTTTGGGATGTCGATGCTTCGCTGGGGGATTGGCGGACAGGCGGTGGTGGGTTGCTGGATGGTGATGATCTGCATACTGCCATTTTGTTGAGTCTATTCACTGACCGTCTGGCCCGCGCTGATGACGATATCGATGGTGATGATCGTCGGGGTTGGTGGGGGGACAGTGGTGCGACATCGGCTATTGGCTCACGGCTTTGGCTATTGCGGCGGCAAAAGTTGACCACTCAAGTTGCTATTAAAGCTGAAGATTATGCGCGGGAAGCATTGGTCTGGCTGATGGAGGATGCCGTTGTCACCACTATTAGCACTCAGGCGAAAATCATCTTCCCGAATACATTATTGCTGGTTATTGCTTATCAGCAACCGGGTAAAACTCAATCATCCGTTAAATTTTCATGGGTATGGGAGGAGTAATTCATGCCATTTAATCGACCCACATTAAGCGAGTTGCGCCAGCGAAATCAGTCCTATATCCAGTCTGAACTGAAAACCGGTGGCAATTTATTGCGTTTCTCTAACATTGGTGTGATCAGTGACGCGGATGCTGGGATGGCTCATCTGCATTACGGCTATCTTGATTATATTGCCCGACAAGCGACACCTTATAATGCCAGCGATGAATACCTTGCGGCTTGGGCGGCACTGAAAGATGTATTTCGCAAAGCCGCCAATCCGGCCCGCTGTGCAGATGTGCGTTTCAGTGGCATTGTCGGGCAGGTTATTCCTGCTGGCCGACGGCTGAATCGGGCTGATGGTTATCAGTACTTGCTGGACAATACAGTAATAATCGGCACCGATGGCAGCGCAATCGGTGAAATTACGGCTATTTTACCCAGCCCGTTGGACGATGCAACTGGCGGAGGAAATCGAGGTAACAGTGCGCCAGGAACCCTACTGACGCTGGATATCGCCATTGATGGTGTGCAGGCTACGGCCACGGCATTGAGCAAAATTACCGGAGGAGCCGATATTGAATCCGAAGATGCATTTCGCTCTCGCATGTTATTGGCTTACCAAAATATCCCGCAAGGAGGTAATGATACTGACTATCAATCTTGGGCGTTGTCAGTGCCAGGTGTTACCCGATGTTGGGTTAAACGGCGCTTGATGGGGGCCGGTACTGTCGGCATCTATATCATGTGTGATGATAATGATTATGCGGGTTTCCCACAGGGCAGTGATGGGATTTCATCTCTTGAAGAGTGGGGAGCGGTGAAAGCCAGCGGTGACCAACGGCGAGTAGCGGATGCGATTTATCCGCAGCAACCGATTATCGCGTTGGTTTATGTTTGTGCCCCTGTCGCACAACCCATTGATTTTGTTATTAGTGGTATATCTCATGCCGACAGCGCAACCACCGCGGCCATTAATGCGGCCATCGACGAGGTATTTTTCACCGAAGGAGAACCTGGTGGAAAAATTCTATGGTCATCGCTGCTGCTGGCCATCGGCGAGGTCGCCGGCACCGGGGGCTTTATTATGCAATCTCCGGCAGCCAATATTGAGCTGCAAACCGGTAAACTCCCCATCAGGGGTACAGTGAGCTACTTATGAGCCGCTATTCTGTCAGTGAATATACTGAAGCTTTACAGGCGCTAATGCCAATAGGTTTGGTCTGGCCACGACGGCCTGACGGAGTACAAACCGAAGTTCTACGGGCATTGGCTCATGCTTATCGGCGCAGTGATGAAGAAGCTCAAGACTTATTGTCTGGCGCTTTTCCGGCAACCGCCACGTCAATGCTACCGGAGTGGGAAGCAACACTCGGGTTACCGGATTTGTGTGCTATTGGTGAAGTCGACAGCATGATCCAGCGCCAACGCGCGGTGGTGTCGAAGTTATTTGGTATTGGTGGGCAGTCCGCAGCTTATTTTATCCGGGTAGCAAAGGCGCTAGGTTACTCCATTACGGTGACCCAATACCGACAAGCTTGCGCAGGTATGGCGGTCTGTCGAGATGCCTTGAATGGTGAAGAATGGCCATTTACCTGGTTAATTACCGCCCCGAAAACCACCATTCATTACGCCCAAAGTGGCTTAACCTATTGCAGTGACCCATTACGTTCATGGGGTAATAAACAACTTGAGTGCAGATTAGCAGTATTAAATCCGTCTCATACGATTTTGAAATTCGGCTACGTTAGTTAACTAATCCCTGTTATTCATTTTTAAGTGCCTTAACTGGCGAGGATTTTCTATGCAAAAAATTGGCGATATTCCTAATACACGCGCCGACAATAACGGCGAATTTACTGACGGCAATGTTGCCGCCGGTGTTCCACCAACGATATTACCAGCTGAATGGTTTAATACCCTACAGCGGGAATTAATTAAAGTCGTTCAAGAAGGAGGATTAACATTAGATCCCAATGACGATACCCAGATATTAGCTGCCCTGAATAAACTGTTTTTACAGTCGGGTAATAACCTATCCGAGATAAAAGCCGCCGGCCCAACAGCCGTTGCAGCGGCTCTCGCAAACCTTGGTTTGGGCGATGCCGCACATTTACCGCAATTGACCGGCGTGGTGGGTACCTCACGTAATGCTCGAATGAGTGTCACCGCCGCCTCAGCAACAGCCACATTTACCGCCGATGAATTGATTGTTCAGACAGCATTGGGAGGGTGTCAATACAAATTAAGTAGCTTCAATAAATCAGTTAATCTTGCCATAACCGGTGCTGGTGGGATGGACACTGGCACGGTGCCGGTAGCCGGATTTGTGGCTCTGTATGCGATTTATAACCCGACAACTCAAGCATCAGCATTACTTGCAGTGAATGTCACGTTAATCACCGCCCCAGAGATTTACGGCGGTGCTAATATGCCAGCTGGTTATACAGCATCGGCGCTTGTTTCTGTGTGGGCGACAAACGGTAGTGGACAATTTATTCCTGGCTTTTTGACGGGTAGAAATTTAATTTTTATGGCTAATGCAGTTATTACGTCATCCTCAATTCCTGCAACCATCACTGCACTCTCGCTTGCCACAGCAATCCCGTTAAATGCTGTAGACGTCAGGGCTTCAGTCCGATTTACATCTATAACTGGGACTGGGGCCGCAGGGTATGTAGTTGCATCTGATGCACAAGAAATTTGTAGGTCTGCTTCAGGTGCTTACGCTTCAAGTTCAGTGATTCCTGAAGCAACACCATTTTCGTTGGGTATCATTACCAAGCAAATGTGTTATCACCGCATCTCTCTTTCAGGGGTAACCGGATATACATATGTTTTATATATAACGGGGTATTCAATATGATATATGTACAATTTCTTGAAGAAGAAAAGTTAACGATTATCAGCTGGTTCGCTGGACCACAAAACCCTGATGATTACCCTTACTTTGATACTATCACCACAGATGATCCCAAGTGGATTGCTTATTATGACTCACAAGATGAAGTGGTGAAGGAAATTTTGCCTAAGCCAATATATCCATAAGTGTATACCGGGCTTAATTGCCCGGTTTGTATTTGCTACACAGGTTCAGTCATCCCTGGAACGGATGGCTTCATCATGTCATAAAAAACTTTCCACCGTGGATCGCTGACCTCTACCTCTCCAAGGTTTATTACTCCATTTCTGTCTCAGTATTTACCTCTGCCTCAATTTCTAAATGTGCCTTAATTTCAGGCTCAGTTGCTTCTCTTGCCCCTTCTATTTTGTCTCCTGTGTAAATAAACCCGTCGTTATTGATATAAAATTTAATTTTAATGTTTTCCATAATTTCACCTAATACCAGACTCTGAATATATAGTGCCAGTTACTCACGGCGGAGTTAGTTATCAATTCCCCAGTAGTTCTATTTATAAATTCAATGCCTGAAATCCCACTGGCGGGGGCTGGGGTAAATAATCGAATATCTGTTAATGAGATACTAGGGACAACCGAAAGCGTGTGATATGCAACAGCATTGATCGTAAATGATGCCGAAAGTGCCGTTTCTCCAACTGCATACCCATCACCAGCAATCGCACGTTTTAAGACGACATCACATTTACATCGCAACAGATCTAACCCAGTTACCCCGTGGGTAACTATGGTTACAGTGTTATTAACTGGTGTGTATTCGTTTGATACCCAAAGTCGGGTATTTGGAGCATCAACTTTCATATAGCGGGTATCACCAATAGAAATATCAGGAACATTTGTGCTTCCCGTTCCTATGGTCCTTTTAGCGGCATCGCCCAAACCAAGGTTTGTTATCCCGCATTCTTTCAAAGCCATTTTTCCTATAGATTCCTTGTGACAAATTTCGGCTATTTCACAAGGGGAAATAAGGTGCTTATTGGCTATATTAGGGTGTCAACAAATGACCAAAACACAGAGTTGCAACGCAACGCGCTGGTTAGTGCGAATTGTGAGCAGATATTTGAAGATAAAATAAGCGGAAAATCATCAGATCGACCGGGTTTAAAACGAGCCATGCGTACAATGTCCGAGGGAGATACTCTAGTTGTGTGGAAACTCGATCGGCTGGGGCGTAGTGTTCGCCACCTGATTGCTCTGATTGAAGAGCTGAAAAAACGCGGGGTACATTTTCGCAGCCTGACTGATAGCATCGATACTGGTACAGCAATGGGCCGATTTTTCTTTCATGTTATGTCGGCACTAGCTGAAATGGAACGTGAATTGATAGTGGAGCGGACCCTTGCCGGATTAGCGGCTGCGAGAGCAGAAGGACGAATAGGGGGTCGCCGCCGAATAATGACCCCTGAAGTTGTCGAGCGAGCTAAACGTATGTTTACCAACGGGGCAAGTTTACATCAGGTTGCTTTGGTCATCGATGTCTCACCTAAAACTATCTACAAATACATTTCGGCTGAAGAGCGCCGTAAATTAATATAA